CCGACTTCTGCTCCTTGTAAATCCTCTCGCTCTACCTTCATACGGCTTGGTGCTTTCTTGTCAGTTCTACGCGATAATAACCCTCGCCCGAAGTGGCTGACATTAGCAGCGCTCTCAATGGTAACACCACACAGGCGTACCATCTCCACGAAGAAGTCGGTTACATTCTGAGCCTTGTCTATGTCACGAAGTAGGATTGCGTCAAGCAAACAGTAGTCTACGAACTCCGGCCAGTACTCGTTCCACCCGTTGAATACTGTCATGTCTTCAATCTCCTCGGTAAGTTTGCTACCCAACCCGAGCATCTCCGCTATGTCGTTCAACTTGCGTGAGGCTAACTGACCCTTACCGCTGTCCTTCCACACTCTCTCAAACCCACTACCGCTGTTGGCAGGGGCACTCGTGTCAAAGCACCAGCGACCTACGATAGGTTGCACGGTGTAGTCAGTCATACCATCTCGGCGGACATAGTGGTCTGCCCCCTTACGAGGTCTGCGCACTACGCCGACAGGGGACATGCGCTCCGGTCTTGGGAACTGTGTCACCATGTGTGGGAAATCAAAGAACGCGCCACCGTGAGCAATCAGCATATCGGGGTCACCCTTCTGCATGAATGCGATGAACGCCTCTTGCATATCTCGCTCGTTGGAGAACAGACGCAGGTCGTATGTGATACCACGAATTGTTCGTTGGGTAGGCGTGTAGCGGGTTCCTTGAAGCGGGGCGTGAACATACGGACAGTTGGTTGTCTCGTCAGCCCACGCGAATACCTGTGGTGTGTTGAGCGTGTTGCCCACAACAGCGATGACCGTAGTGGCCCTCGTCTCGGGGTCGCACTCAATATCAAACCACCACTTGCGCGGTGTCCATCGTGGCATCTCCGCATGGTTGTCAATGAGATACCTGTCGGGGAACCGAATGTCCGCTTCCCATGTCTTGTTGAACATACCACGCATGTCTGCAATATCCTTTGGTGTGTTGACTACCATACACTTGAGTTGCTCCCCGTGAAGACCAACAGCCTTCGTGTCGGGTTCGCACTCACTACCGGGGTAACGCTTCATGGCGTTACGCACTTGGTAATCCGGCGCGTTCTCCGGTATCCAAAAGTACGGCTTGTAGTCGTCTCGGATATGCTCAACGAGGTTACCATCGGAGTCACGCCATCGTGTATAGACATGGGCGACATCGCTACCGCCGGGATAGAATTGGTCGCAAATCATTCAACCACTTCCGGTAATGCTCCCCATGTATGGCACCTACTGTTCGTGCTTACTACCTCAAATCGCTTTGGTCTACCGACCATCAATTGACTTAGTATCTGAGAGTTACGATGCAATCGTTTGTTGTGTGGGAATGTTGTCTTGATTGTGAAACTCAACTCACTCGCTGTCATTGGCCCGTGTTCAAGTAGCACTTCGTGCATACGCTTCAACAGTTTTTGGTTGGTCCGCGACCCCATTTTCTTAGTCATCTGTTGCACCTCTCAAGCCCCCTGTGGTATCACTACTAAAAGACACTCTCGCTCGGTATGATTGAACGCTAATATACTACCGTCACCTGTGTAGATTTCGCAGGCTCCAGCAGGCAGTGCGCTGAGTAGTTGTGGTAGCCACGGCCCGAAGGTATTGGATACCTCAACGGGCGGCCCGTCTGCGTTGTGCAGGTCAAGAGCCACGCTCATCTGTGCGTCAGTCTTGTCGCCACCCGTGATGGTTAGTTGCTCTTCATGGAACTGCGCGACATAGACTTTGTCCTTACCGACTACTCTTTGCATTTGTGATACAGGTACGAGGCTACTTGTTTTGTCAAGCAACCCGTAGCAGTTGAGTGCTTCACCGGCCCACGATTTCCAGTCGGCGTCAGTTGATTCAGCGACCAACTTCGTGACGGTGGGTAGCGCCATAGCACTACGCACAGTGTCAACGGTTGGTAGTGTGATTTCGGTTCCGCCGTTGGATAGGTGTAGAGGTCTCTTGCTCTTCTGCCACATCATGATACTGTTACCGTCACACGCTCGTAGGAACGCTGCGACTTTGCCGATGTCGGATATGATAAACTGACCCGGCTCATCCACGGTAGCGCTGATGCGCTGCGTGAAGAAATGTGTCGGCATGGCTACGCCACCCACGAGGCTGAACTCCTTAGCGTCAAGTATCAAGTCATTGACATTCCACCCGAAGGATAGAATGAACTTACGCAACTCGTCCTTATCTACGCTGATGCGTGTCATTCGTTCACCTCCAATAACCCGTTACAGTGCGGACAATGTGCTTTGTGGATGATGGATTTTGCGACAGGCTCAGTTGAAGATATACTCACAGTAGCAGTTGGCCCCTGTGATGGGTCTTCCTTTTCACGCATGAAAACTAACTTACCTTTCTTCGCTTCATAGTATCCCGATTTTACTTTGTCGTAATGATTGTATGCAGTCGGTTTAGATGTACCTGTTAGTTCCATATAATGAGCAAGCGTCTCGCTTTTTATTACCCAACTATAACTCACTTCGTGCTTACTACCAACATCGCCTGTGGTTAATTGTCGCCGCTCGCAACGACTAATCGCTGAGTCAAAATCTCGCTTTATGTCTGCTATAACTTGGTCGTATGAGTCAAGTGGGATAACTCTGTATCGCTTGCTCACTCTTCGCCACCCCCGAAGGTAGGGGGGTTCTGTCGTTGATGCAACAGCGCCTTACCCAAGTTCACTGCTTCGGGTGTAACGAGATTCATGCGTGCAGGTATAACCAGCAAACAGTCACAGGCGTCACAGCATCGTGCGTGCTCAGTGTCGGTCGGCTCTACGAGAGGCAGCGCGTTGTTGCCACCCTCCCAAACCACATTACCATAAGCGTCACGCCTAACTTCAATGTCCTTGTTACAGATGCAACACTTCACTCTTCCTCACCTCGTGATGCCTCAAGCGATGCTAACACATCGTTGTTGTAGTGTGCTTTGAGTCGCTCATGTACTCCTTCTATACGCAGTATAGTAATCATGCGTTCTTGACTGCAAATCTCCAATAGCGCTTCATCAAACATCTCATCGGTCACCCATGAGTAGTCGTCCTTGCGAGCAGTGCTGTACTCCCACTGACACTCATCAACCGAGCAGTGTTTGTGGATGCTACCGCTCGTCTTACGAGTGATGATGGTATCCACACCACCGCAAAGGGGGCAACCCATGTCTCGCTCGTACTGTCGCTCTTTCCATGCTGTCGGGTCTTCGCTCACAGACTCCCCTCCGAGAGTTCCGGTAGCCCGTGAAAGACATTCGGTGCGTCCGGTCGTGTTACCCCAACGAGCCTGCGCTGTCCTTGCAGGTCAAAGTTGGTTGCGCTCTTAGTGAAAGTCGCCCAGTAATTGACGACACCTGTCTTACTGCCGCCATCGTCTCGCTCCTCTTCTGCTGTGTAGTGGATGATTTGTCGTACCTTGTTCACGAGATTCTTTTCGCAAGCAGGCTTTGTGTTCAGTGTCTCCTTGTTGTTCTCAAAGACGACTTGCTCGTGCGTCTCAAGGTACACCTTGACACCAAGCGACATGAGTGTAGTGCAAACAGCAGTCAGTTGGTGGTAGCGTGTGTGACGAATCTGCCAGTTCCAGCGATTGCCCACGAGTGATTGTGGGTTCACCGCCGCAGCGATACCATCGGGTGCTGACCCTAAGTCTGCGATTTTCATACAGTTGGTAGCGACTTCGTTCCATAGGTCAAGACCAGTGACAACGAACCACTTGAGTTGAGAGCCTTTGTAGTCGGGCTTGCGTTGTTTGATAGCCCACTCAATAGCAGTGCGTCCAATGTCCATGACTCGGTCGTGAGTAGCAGGGTAGTCGTATGTAGTACGACCCTCCCCACTCATCTCCCACGGGGTGAGGCAACGAATGTTGTGTAACTTGTCTCGGTGGTGTGCGCTACGGCAGGCCGCAGCCCCGCTGTCAAAATCAACAGCGAGAATGCACCCACCTTCCTTGATGTCTTGCTCAGTCAGCGCGTTCATCACGCACCCCGTCTTCATGGTACCCTCTTCACCCCACGCAAGAATGAGCGTGTGGTTGTGGTTGTCGTCAAGCGCCGCCGATTCAAACTCGTCCCACATGCTCTTCTGTGCTTCGGGTGAGATTGTAGTAACGGTAGGTAGGTCATCAACCACCGCTTCACCTGCATCGTCTGCGTCTTTCATCGCTGCGAATCCGCCGCTCATTGTGAACCACCGCCGTATTGGTCAAGTGATGTGTCGCCACCTTCGCCAGCCGGAATCACAAGTCGTGGTACAGCATAGACGCCGAGTGCGTTGATGCGTGGTACTCGGTCAATCTCATTACCGCTGTCGTCTTTGATAGGTCGTGTCCCAAGTCTGCCGAATACGAAGACCGTTGATTTGTTAGCGTAAGGTAACCATCGGTCACCATCTCTGTAGTCAAGTGCATGGTTCTCCTTCACAAGGTGACCGTGCATGATACAGGACACTTCGCGGCGAGGCCCGTCCGGGTTCTCTCGCTGTAGGCTGAACGATGATATGCTCATTGGATAACGCATACCCGATGGGTCGTCACCATAGGTGTCTTCCCAACCTTCGCGGTTGACATAGGTTACCTTACCCTTGATTACTACGAGCGGTCCAATAGGATTAGGGATACCCGCAACCATTTTGCTACCAGTTTCATACAACTCACCCAAGTCGGGTAGGTCACAGTACATCTCGTGGTTAGGCCACATGCGTTCCGGTGCAAGCAGGGTTCTGTCCGCTTCGTCCACGAAATCATCCGTGTATCGGATGGTTGTTTGGAACTTGTTTGCTGCTGTCACGAATGATATATCCGTCTGTTGGTTCTCTCGTGGAGGTCTCACTTTCACCCTGCAAGGTACGCCGATGGCTACCGGGAAAGATGGTGGCCCTTCGGGGTCGCCAACTCGTATTGCCCATAGAGCGATGTTGTCATTGAAAGCCTCGGTTGTGTTACCGAGGAAGTAGTAAGTGCGTGACCACATGCTCGGTCGTATAGGCTTCCCGAAAGAATCCCACTCACTATTCGTCTGCAACATAGCGAAGTTCAGCGCACCATCACGAACCAACCACCACGGGTCATCCCCTTCGGCGCTCTCTTCGGTCTGTCTCACGCTGTCCTTGCTCTCAAGCATCCAGTGTCCGTTCTCAACATACGCACGGGCCACTAATCCGTTCGCAATAGCAACGCCCATGTCTTGACGCACAGCATTGATTGCTGTCTGCCTGTCTCCAGCACGCTTGTCTGCTACTTTCTTGTCCACCCCGATAAACCAACCAACGAAGTCAATCGTGTTACCGCCACTCATTTTACGAGCGTCAATAACCACGAAGGTTTCCGCTGACTCCTCAAGGAAGTCTCCGTCTTCATCAGCCGGGCTATCAATCCCGAGATTCTCTCGTAGGTACACGATGAACTCAGCATACGCTTCTACCAGCGTCTTGCTATTGTTCTCCGCCCACCAACTCAACCTCTCGGTCACGCCGTCCGGCCAATTCATTCCATTCTCATTACTCTCTGTACTATTCATACTATTCAGTTCTCCTGTGTAACCACCGCTGAGGTGACTTGTAAAGCGGCCACGAAGTAGTCAATAAAGTCATCGCTACTTAACGGCCAAGTCGTTGCTTTCATTACGAAGTCTCCCCAAACGGAGGAATATGATGTGAACTGCTCAGCGTCCATGCCGAGCGTGCGTACGAACTGATGCAGGCGGCGAAGCATCTCCAAGTTGGATAGCCCCCCTTCTGACAATCGCTTTAGTTCAACGCGTAGTGATTCGTAGTCGCCCATCGCTACCGATAGGGCGGGATTAGATAGGTCACGAGACAGGCCAACGAGCCTCTCGTGTAGTGCTTCGGGTTCTTTGGCGGTAGATTGTAGTAGGTCTACGCACTGCCGTAGGTCACCACCTGTGGCTGAGTGGAGTAGGTCGTAAGAGTCTGTCCACTCGTGAGGTATGTCAGCCCCCTGTGATACGAGACGAGCCATGAGGTCAGCCACTTCTGCTTGAGTGTACGGCGCGAACTCATAGGTTACGCAACGAGATTGTATCGCAGGGATGATGGCAGGCATTGAATTGACTGCGAGTATGAACATAGTCTTGTCACTATATTTCTCCATCGTACGGCGCAGTGCTTCCTGTGCAGGCTTCGTTAATCCGTCAGCCTCATCAAGGAATATCATTTTACGAGACACCCCGATAGGATTGATGCGAGCCGCTTGTTTGATATTGTCACGGATGAAATCAATCCCTCTCTCGTCTGACGCATTGAACTCATGGAAATTGGTGGCGAGTAAGTCTTCGTTCTGTCCGAACATCTCACGGGCTAAGACTTCCGCCACGGTAGTCTTACCCATACCCGGCGACCCAGCGAAGAGGAGTGCGGCAGGCGCATTCCTTGACAAGTTCGTGGGACGGGATACAGAGTTACCCTTCATCCATCCTTTGATGTCTCGCTTCAATTTCTCAAGACCAACTAATTCCGATATGGTTGATGGCCTGTACTGTTCTCTCCAAACTTCTGCTTTTTCCGGCATAGTTGGTCTTTAGTGGTAGTTGCTTTAAGTACTGAACCACTTTTTCAGTTTTGGTTTTATTGGTTTTCTTGATTCTAATTAAGTATCTATAATAGTATTCTAATGTATAGATTAGAAGTTAGAAAACCGAGAATACCTCAAACAGTTCTTCGTGGCTCAAACCCCGTAGGGGTTTGTCCAGCATTTTCGTCAGCCTATCCATGTTTTCTTTGTCCTTGACTTGCTCTCTCACCGGTGAGAGGAGATGTAGTAAGCGCCGCAGTTCAGTTTTGGTATGGATATGACGATGCTCTATGCCTTTACTCTTGAGCCATGTCTGTAAATCGGGTTCAAGTTGCGGGGACGCTATCGCTTTGCGAACAGGGGTGTAGCCGAGCATAGCCTTCGGCGTGAAATGGATAGTACAATGGAACCGGCACTCCCGCGCCAGCCATCCAAGAAAGAAAGACTCGTGGTCACTCACTGCTTATCGCAAGCAGGTCTCCCTTTTGAATCGTGTCACTGATACCGAGTGACCCGTCAAGGCGCACGATTTTGGGGGATACGAGTACAGAATCGTGGTACCCGAAGGCTAAACACACGAGAATTACACCGAGATTTTCAACATCAACCCATCGCGAAGTGAGATAACTTTGCAGGCGAGGGACGCGTAGTATGTCGGGAGGGCATCTGATACAGGCGACTTGCTCTGCGTCAAACCCATCCATGATAGATAGACACACCTCACCCTCACCGTCTATGGTGCGAACGCGGGTAAGAAGTAAGGGGATTTCAAACAGTGAGTCGGGTGCGATGTAGCCACCCATGCCTTCGCTGTCAAAGTACGCAGCGTCAGCGTCAATTAGTCTAAGTGTGGTACTGCGTGGCAGGTTACGCACGAGAGAAAGCAGGTGAGAATGGTCGCGAATGAGTCGTGTGTTGGTCGTTCTTTCAGCGTATGAGAGTGCCCAACACTGAGGTTTGTTAGTGCAGTGCAGGGTATCCATGACTACGAGTCGCCCGTCTCTCTCTTCTGCTTCTGCTAC